CAAGCTGGAAACGCACCTGCGGCAGATGATGGGTGGCATCATCGACGTGGTATTGCAGCAGATCAACAAGGACAGGGGGACGGCGTTCACCCGTGCTGACGTGAAAATGGACTTCACAAGAACCTGTATCACGAACGAATCCGACAACGCGGCGATCGGCAGTGCGGAAGCTGCTGCTGTGCAGACCAAGGTCAACACTTTGCTTGCCGCGGCGGCACAGCTGGGCGTGGAAGCCGTGCTGCAGCCGCTGTGCAAGGTGCTGGAACTGGACGAGGCAGAGGTGCGGAAGTCGCTGGAACAGACGGACGGTGCACAGCTGGACAGCCTGATGCAGCAGCTGGAAGAAGGTGCGGCAGATGACACCGGCACAGAAGCAGACCACGCAGTATGAGCTGCTTTCCGAGAAAAAAGTCATGGAGCAGCTGGAACGGTCGTATCAGAAAGCACTGGAAGACGTCAAGGGCAGGCTCCGGCAGCTGGACGAACGGACTGATGAGGAAAACCGGCAGGCTGTTGCCTACCAGAAAGCGTTTCAGCAGGGCTTGCAGAAGCAGCTGGAACGCATTCTCGGAAAGCTGCACAGCAAGACGTACCGCACCGTGCAGGAGTACTTGCGGGACTGCTATCTCACAGGGCACACGGCGGTGCTGTACGAACTGCAAAGCGACGGGCTGCGGCTCTCGCTGCCAATTCCGCAGGATAAGGTCTGTCAGGCTGCCGTCAACGACACGAAGCTTGTAAAGCCGCTGTATGACAGCATCGGCGAGGACTTTGCCGGATTGAAAAAACATATCACCGACATCGTTTCCGCCGGCTTTGCATCTGGTGCAAGCTACGGGGACATGGCGAACCAGATCACCGGCAAAATGATCGGCAACTATGCCACTATGCGTGGCGGGGCACTGGGACGGGCAAAGCTGATCGTCCGCACCGAGGGAAACCGCATCGCCAACGCTGCCAGACTGGAAGCCGCCAGAACGGCGAAGCAGCAGGGGGCAGATCTGGTGAAGCAGTGGGACAGCACCATGGACAAAAAGACACGCCCGCACCATGTCCAGCTGGACGGTCAGGTCCGCGAACTGGACGAGCCCTTTGAGGTGGACGGCAGAAAGGCACAGGCACCCGGTAAGTTTGGCATTGCGTCCGAGGATATCAACTGCCGCTGTCACGCCTACAGCCGCCCAAGATGGGCGGTCAGAGCTGACAGCGATTACAAGTATGACAACCAGCACAGAGCCCTTGTGAAGGTTTCCAGTGAATCCTACGCGGCATATCGTGCGGGATACGTGCAGGAAACAGCGGGGAAACCGGACGGAACAGTTTCGGCTCCTGCGGGGTATGCTGTGGAAGTCACGCCGCCTGCAACAAAGGACAACGGCGGTACGGGAAAGACGTATCGGGCGGAGAAAATCGGTGGAAAGGCGTTGACTTCTGGGGCGGATAGTGGTATAATAAAGAAAATAAGCGGAGCTCTAAATCCCAACAGTGAAAGAGCAGATAAACATGCGCAAAGATATTATGCTGCTGTTCGAAAAATGAAAACAGACGTTTCAAAAATCGCACAGAATACTGGGTTCTCTTCTGAACTTGTACAATCCATAAAAGATTTCATTTTTATGGAGAAACACGATTTAGGAGACAGAACGGATTACTTTGACCCGGATTATAAAATGGCAGAGTCGTGGCAGCGATTGGCTGATGGAAAAGACATCAAACCGCACGATCTCACACTTCTGAAACACGAGCAGATGGAACGAGATCTTATGAAACAGGGATATTCTCAAGCGGAGGCACATAAGATCACATCGAAAACATATAATTATGCAAAGGAGGCGTATGAATACTATGATAGCGTTGAAAAACATAAAGGCGAATCGTGAAAAGATTACTTGTGAAGCCTATGTGGAAGATTGTCATACGCCGATTTCGCTGAGCTTTGACCGGCTAAAAAAGAGAATGGACGCTGTTCAGCTGCCGGACGGCTATGAATGGTGTACGTCACATATTCACCACGCCGAAAAGTATTTCTATACAGCGGAAAAATCCGAACTGCCACAGGAGCGGACAATTATGTGGTATTAAGGCGATAAAAACGAAATATTTCAAAAAGCATCTCACCTGAGGTGCTTTTTTCATGTTGAAAGGAGATTATACAATATGTTTGAGAGCTATATAGGCACAAAAAGAATTGATGCAGAGCCTATGATAAGAGGCGAGTACGCAAAACTGAGTGGAAGAAATTCTATCCTGACAGAAAAGGGAGAATCAGAGAGCGATAAAGGATTCCATGTAAGATACCCTGATGGCTACGAATCATGGTCTCCGAAATCGGCTTTTGATGCAGCGTATAGAAAGTCAGGCAACATGACGTTTGGTCACGCTATTGAACTGTTAAAACTCGGCTGCAAAATGGCTCGGAAAGGTTGGAACGGCAAATCTCAGTACATTGAGCTTGCAACAAACATTAGCTATATCAACGCTTGCAAGGATTGCGTCAATGCAAACCACGACGCAATTGGAAATGCAGCAATCGCATTCGTGGGGACGTCTGGTGTGCAGCTGGGATGGCTTGCAAGCCAAGCTGACATGCTGGCAGAAGATTGGTGCATCGTAGAGTAACTACCGCCCCGACCACGGGCATAAACTGGCGGAGGGACGGAAAACAAGAACAATTCAGCCAGCGGGTACGGCGTTCTTATTTGTAAAATCAGCATCGGGAAACCGGTGCTATTTTTATACAAAAAAGCAGAAAGGAATGATAAAAATGGCAGAAGAGGCAAAGAAACAGGATACGCCGGAAGACGGCACAAAGCAGCAGCCGGGCACTTCGCCGCCGGAAAAGACTTACACAGCGGCAGAGTACAACGCGTTGCAGGTGCAGCTGCAACAGGCGCAGGACGCGTTAAAGCAAGCCCAGAAGCAGACCAAGGCAGACAACGCCGCCAAGCAGGCACAGGAGAACACCCGCGTCACCGAACTGGAAGCAGAGCTTGCCAAGGCGAAGCTGGACGCGGCGGTACAGGTGGCACTGCTGAAAGCCGGAGCACTGGACACAGACTATCTGGCGTACAAGCTCCAAGGCATGGACGGCGTGGCTCTGGACGACAAGGGCAAGCTGACAGGCTGGGACACCACGCTGGAAACGCTGAAATCCCAGTATCCGACGCAGTTCGCGGCGGCAGAGAAAAAGCAGATACTGGAACAGAAGCTGCCGGACAACAGCGGCGGTACGGCGGTGACCGCAGACGCATTCGCCAAAATGTCCTATGCCCAGCGGCTGGACCTGTACAAGACCGACAAAGAGACCTATGACACCCTTACCGGGAGAAAAGGAGAATAACCATGGCAGAAACAACAACCATTAAGGACCTTGTAAACCCGCAGGTCATGGCGGATATGATCTCCGCAAAGATCACAAGCAAGATCGTCGTCACCCCGTTTGCAAAGGTGGACACCACCCTGAAGGGCGTGCCAGGCGATACCATTACCGTGCCCCAGTACAGCTACATCGGGGATGCGGTGGACGTTGCCGAGGGCGTAAAGGCAGACACCGTAAAGCTCCAGACCAGCACCACCACCGTGAAGATCAAAAAGGCAATGAAGGCAGTGGAGCTGACCGATGAGTCTGTGCTGTCCGGCTACGGCAATCCGGTGGCAGAAACCAATAACCAGATCGGAAAGTCCATCGCGGCGAAGGTCGATGCCGATGCCATGGCTGCGTTGCAGGGGGCACAGCTGACCTATGACGGCAGTGCGGCGGCGATCAAGTACGCCGGCATTGTGGACGCCATTGACGTGCTGGACGAGGAAGTGAATACGGACAAGGTCATCTTTGTGCACCCGAAGCAGGTGACACAGCTGCGGAAGGACAGCGATTTCCTCAGTGCAGACAAGTACAAGGACGGCGTGATGCTGACCGGTGAAATTGGCATGGTGGCAAACTGCCGCGTAGTGCCGTCCAAGAAAGTGCCGCTGCACAGCGAGTGGTACTACTTTGACGAAAGCGGTACGGCGGCGACTGAGGTGAACATCGCGGAGATCCGAAAAACTCTGCCCGCTGCAAAGGTCGGCGATAAGGTCACAAAGTCCACTACGGCGTGCTACTTCTGTCCCATCGTCAAGCTGAATCAGGACAGCGAGACTGAGGACGACACCGCGGCGCTGACCATCTATCTGAAGCGTGACACAAACGTAGAAGTAGATCGTGAGACGCTTGCAAGAAAGACAGACATCAGCGCAGATCGGTTCTATGCGGTAGCACTGTCTGACACCTCCAAGGTGGTACTGGCGAAGTTCAAGAAGTAAGGAGCGGACACCATGCTGATGACAGTGGAGCATCTCCGAAAATTTGTGGACACCGAAACACCGGACGAACTGCTTGCGGAACATCTTGCCGCACTGGAAGCTGCGATCTGGCAGGAAACGCACAGCACCTTTACAGAACGCGGCTTCCGGCACGTGACGGCGATTCAGGGCGGTGTCATGCTGACACCGAGCCTGCGGATCCTGACAGGGGACACCGTGCAGATCGGCGAGCAGCTGTACACGGTGCTGCCGGACAGCATGCTGTCACCTGCTCCGGCGGACACCGATTCTGCGGTGCTGCACCGTGTAGCGTATCCGCCGGACGTGGTAATGGGGTGCGTGGACATTCTGCGGTACAAGCTTAGCAGAGCGGGGCAGAACGCCGCCGACAGGGCGGGAATTGCATCGGAAACCATCAGCCGGCATAGCGTGACCTTTTCCGGAGAGGACACTTACAGCGGCGTTCTGGGCGTTCCGGAACGGCTTGTCAGATTTCTGGACAGATACCGGAAAGCGAGGTTTTGACCATGCACGGCTTGATTGGTGGAAATATAGATGCGGAACTGCTGCTTGTGGAAAGCAAGGTCAACGAGATCGGCGAGGCAGTGGAACAGGAAACGCCTGTGCTTACGCTCAATGGCTGGCTTGACCTCTCTGGTAGCGATAGCCGTTACACGACGTACAACGCCAAGACGGAACAGTCTACGCATATTTTTGTGGCGGACTGGGTGCAACTGCCGGAGAACATTGTCCCGGAGAACTACCGCTTACGTTGTGGCGGAAAGCGGTATGATGTGCTTGACATTGACAACCCTATGGAAATGGGAGACGGATCACAGCTGGAAATCTATCTGCGGTACACGGGAGGTGCGGCACAGTGAAAATGGAAACGGTATCACTGGAAACGCATATCCTGGAGGCTGCCGATCTGATTGACAGCGCTGTGGAACAATTTCTCACGGAAATGGGTGCGCTGCTGTCGGCAGATGCTGCGGCAATGTCTCCCGTAGACGAGGGGCAGCTGAAAGGCTCATGGGACTATGTTGTTGACACGGCA